GAATGTTATTGTAAATGTATTTATTGCTGTTATAGTTTGCCCAAAGTTTAATACTGCAACTGCGGCTCCTGTAGTGCTATTATATATCAAAGCACCTGCCGTACTAAAATTTGCAGGATTCCAAGTTACATTATTAAACGTTACATATGCAGCGTTAGCTGTATTATCAAGTGCTATAGATGGAGTTAATACTTTACCCCCTGCTGTATATCCTGTACCTGTAGTTTCGTTTGTAGCACTATATGCAGTTGTTGCACTACTTAAACTAGCACTTGAGGTATATAAAGCAATTTTATAAGTATAAGAACTAGGAGGATTAAAGTCTTCTAACCCAGCAAGTAAGTTATACTTAAATATAGTACATTGTGTTTGGTAGATAGCCATTATCTAACTGCATCTCTAACTTGGCCACTTCTATAAGAATCTTGTCTATTTTTACCATCACCAAGTTGTTTCAATAATCCTAATGCTTCATCGTAACGCTTCTGATACTCTGCAATAACATCTGCTTCACCCTTCATATAAGTGTAAGCTTCTAGTAGTGAACCATATAATAATACTGAATCAAAATTATTACCTAACCATGATGTACCTGCTGTCACAATAGAAGTAGGATAATAAAAATAATGTAACTCTACTGCATAGTTTTGATCTGGCGTTGGTCCCAATATAAATGAATTATTATCAAATACAGCATAATATTCAGGTTCACCATAAAATGTACTATCCGTATCTTTGTAGGACTCTCTTATAAAGTTAACATCTTTATTTAACAAATATAAATATTCATTATTAGAGTTAATAATAGCTATACTAAATGTAGATAACCAGTCTGTAGGTGTATCTAAGTATTTATTACCTGCAGTGCAATTACCTGTTACATTTTTACGTAGTGCTGGTAACTGAACCGTATTATATATACGTTGTTCAGCTTGTTGTATAAATGTGTTTATATCTACGGTTTGAAACGTATTCTCGGTATAATCCTGAATCTCAGTTACTAGTTGTGCGTAGTTCATTTATTCTATCTATAACCTTTTGTTTATCTTCATCAGACATGTTGTACCATTCAACAACTTCATCTACCGTTCTATTACACCCTGCACATATATCATCATATAGACGACACACTCCTACGCAAGGACTTTTAACCACTAAACTAATGGACCCCTAGATTTACGTGCTTTAGTTGCAGCACCTGCTCCGCGAAATTCAATACCGTCTTCTTTAACATCTGTAGCTGGATATCCATTATTAGATAAGTCAACTTTATATTCTTTAGGTTGTGTGTATTTACCAATCGGATTAGCTTCTTCAGCAGAAAAAAACTTCATGCTGTATTCTTGTGCATCCTTATTGTTTTTAGCTTTACCTGTTACGATAGCAGGACTATCTTTATCTGTACCTGGAACTAATTCAGCCATGTTATTTACCAACCTTTCCTTGAGCCTTAATCTTAGCTAAGTTACGACCCATAGTTTTCATATCAATGTTCTTTTTGCCACCCTTAGATGAACCAGAACCTGCTTTACCACCTTCGATACCTAATTTAGCGCCATCATCACCTAAGTTAGTACCTTTAGTTTTACCTTTTTGATTAATGCCTTGAGCACCTGATTTAAATCCCATTTTACTTCTCCTATGTATATGATACTGTTACTGATCCAACGTTACCTATTGAAACTAAATTATTAGGAGTTAAGCCTGAATCATTAGCTCTTGCTCCACCAACAGGGTTCCATCCATATTCTATAACTCTACTACCACCATCACCGCCTGTACCTGATGCATAATAACCTAAATCAGGACGTGGATTTCTTACTGCTTGCGCATCGTTAACTGGGTATAAACCTAAACTTAACTGCGGTTGATCTGGTTCCCAGCATTCTGGACATACCAGTATATTAACATTTTTTGTCTTAATTACCAACTGCTTTAGTTGTTTTAGCTTATATCTAAAGCCACAACGATCACACTGGGCAATTGCAAACTTACCACTAGAATACTTGGTTGGCATTTAATTACCCGTGATAAAACATTTCACGAGGCACAAACCTAACGCTTGCCTTTTCTCTATCCTCGTCTGCTGCTAATTGGAATGCTTGTTCGTATTCTTGTTTTAAATATTGTATTCTTAAAGGGTCTACATTAGGTAACTTAATACTTAAATATGAAGCTAATCCTGCTACCATAGCTGGTATAAATCTAAATGGTACATCTTGTGTATCATAACCTTGACCTGCATCATTGATACGTCTTAATCTCCAATATACAAATGTATATGTTGTAGCTGCGTCTGGAGTTGGCCATACTGATATATTAGGTAATTGTGGTACAGAAACTGCAGCACCCGATGTATGACCAGCAGCTGTTGTATTAGCTTGAGCTCTAACGCAGTTTTGTAACTGGTTTCCAATAATGCCTTGGTAATTTATAATTTCAGAATCTAACTGAATATAACCACCATAAGCTAAGTTTGACGCATCTGACACTGTAATTAATGTATCTGTAGCACCGATTGTTGTGCTTAATGTAGCTGTTGTAGGGTAAGTTAATCCAGAAAGTCTTTGAATCCAAACTTGGATAGGACGTCCATTAGCATTTTTATTAGGTATTGTTGAGTATGTTGATTCACTAATACGGTTAATATTAATATCTTGTTGATTTTGTCCTGTGCCTGTACGTGTTACCATATCAAGTAAATCAATCGTATCAGTAGGTAATGGGTACTGTATTTGACCTGGTACTAACGGAATATAACCTTCTTCGATTGTCCAAAGATTAATACCACGATTTGCCCACTCAATAGTAAGTAAGTTTAAACTACGTCTTGCAGTTCTTAAATCATAGCCTGTACGTAGTTCATGTCCGCATCGTTCAAATGCATCTTCTACAATATAATTTACGTCAGGATTAAATGACGAAGTACCACTTGGTGATGGATTAGATACTGACATTATTTTTTCTTAAGTCCTTTTAAAGTTTCAGCTAGACGTGCACGTTGACCAAGTTTACCTGGTTTCTTTGCAGCTGCTGCTAACTTCTTAGCAGGAATCTTTTCACCTTTTTTAACACCAAGTTCTGACTTTAATGCACCTGGTTTTTTAATTGCTTTTTGAATCCACTTTTCTGCCATGTTATGATACCTTTCTATAAGGTTTTACTTTTTGTTTAATACTTTTTGGTTGAGCTACAAACTGTTTACCTTTAGCTTTACCTGCACGTTTTGCTTTTGTTGTTGCAGCATATTCTTGAGGACTTAAAGCTTTGATTGCTTTTTCTGGTAAGTATCTTTCGCCTGTTTCACTAGACTTTTTACCTGACTTAGTTCTCCACTTTTGGTCACCCCATGCTTTTAAAGAGCGTTGTGACTTAGCTAAAGCACTCATTTATATCCGCCACCTGCAGCTTTATATTTCTTAGCAACTAATTGTGCTTTACGAGCTGACCATTGACCAGCACCTGTACCTTGTGTAGCTGCAGCTTTTACTTCTGCCACAATTTTTTTACGTAAAGTAGGTTTTGTGTAGTTACCAGCAGCGTTAACCTTGCCACCTTCTTTATATACATCAACCTTATTAGGATCGTCTTTACGTGTTATTACCTTAGGCTTCCTACCAGGAATCTTTTTCTCATTCATAATCCCCATGCCACGACTTGGTCTCATTATGCAGTTCTACTAGGATATGTTCCTGCTGCCGGTGGTAATGAAGCTAAACCTTGTGGAGGTAATTGACCTAAACCTGTTGGAGCTAAAGGTATTCCTGGATTTGTAGGATTTACCATAGGATTAACAGAAGGTACAAATGCTGTTGGATATTGACCTGGTTGTTGCATAGGCATTACTTGAGGTTGACCTGGGCCTTTACCTGCTTGAGGTTGCATCATGCCTGGATGTCCAAACTGACCACCAAATCTACCGCCATCCATATCAGGACGTTGTTGCATACCTGGTTGACCTTGAGGCTGATGCCAATTTTGTACAGGTTGTTGCGTTGTTGACGGTAATGGTCCGCCTTGTCCACCGTTTGCCATAATTATTTACCTTTCTTACCCATGTAACCGCCACCACACATTTTTTTAACGTGTTCATGATGTACCATATGGC